GGAATAAAGATTGTGCCTTTGCAAGTCTTGGTACATTATCGAATAATCTAAGAATTTCTGATTCGGGAAGCAATGTAAATATTTTTCTTGAATCAAAAGAAAAGGTGTAATTTACATTATCGACTAATCCTAAATCTGCTTTATCTAATTTTTCTAATACATAAATTGTATTGCTTTCCATTTCTTTCCAAAGCAAATCTATACCTATAACTAAAGGACCACCGGAGTTGTATTCAATAATAGCAAGGTTTGATTGATTTAACATACCTGAATTTAATCCTGTAGAGAAATCATAATTAAAACCATCAGGTAAAAAGTTAGGTTCTGAAAATTGTGATGTTGCTGAATACTCATTATCCTTGTATCTCCATCTATAAGCAAATGAAATAAACTTATCTTCCATATAATTAGCAGGTGTTGCAGCAATAGCGGCATCTACATCAGGTGAATTAGAAGGTGGTTTTTTAATTACTAATAATTCTTCTGCAGTTATTCCATCATTAAATGCAGCGTCAGGATTGGCATAGTTTCTTAAAACGTTTATAAATCGAGGTGGATTAAAATCATCAGTAAAGAATAATAAATTATCCACAAGATTAACTCCTGTAATTAAATATGTTGGATTAAAATTTAAAGTTGTACCAACACCACTTGTTGTTTGTGTGCTAATTACGTGATAAGTTAAGTTGAAATTTATTACATCATATGAAACAATTAAATCACATTTACCGGAAGGACTTGCAGGAAAGTTGGGGTCATGCACAAACCAATATAAAGTTTCATTTGCGCCATCTTCATAAGCACCTATACATCTTGCGTCATCAGATAAGTTTATAGGAGAAGGAGTAGCCGGTACAGAAAGTTGAGTTACTCTAACATTACCCTTTGCATTTTCCACTGAACCTATTTCAGTGTTTTCTGTAGAACCTAATCTAACATTTAAAGCATCAACATACTCACCATTAGGAACGAGTCTTTCATCAAGACCCTTATTCATCCTACCTAATATAAAATTTCTTTGAAAGTTTGCCATACTATTTTATCCATTTATCCATACCTCTTAAGTTCATCAATAATCTTCCGGGATGAATATTACTAATTCTAATTTTAGCATTCCTTAATAAAGCACTTTTTCTTTTTCTTGCTCTATTTACAATATATTCTTGTACTCCAAGCTTAGAATTTATTATTGAAAACTCAATAAATGCATAAATGTATTCCTCAAACAACTTGTTTACTGTTATTTCGGTATCGTTTCCACCTTCCATACCGTCTGATACATATTCCAACACAACTAATTTATCAACCATGCCGGAACTAAAGTTGATAACTCCACCTTTTTTATTGATACTAAACGTAGGGTTTGCGTTTGCGGTTTCTGTATTTAAACCAAATCTTGAACCTATTTGATAATCAAAATACCAATATCCATCACAACAGTATCCGTCAAAACCAAAAAAGATAGAATCTTTATTTAAGTAAATACTTTTTTTACCACCCTTTATTCTTGCTAAATCTAAATCAGAGTTTTGTGGACTTAATGCATTACCGTCTTGGTCAAAAAGTATATTGCAATTATTATCTTGTAAATATGCGCTACTCCAATTTGTTTGTATGTTTTCGGTTAAAGGATAAAGTAGACCATTTTTAAATTCTGATATACGAACCCAATTAACATAATCGGAAGGCAATACATATCTTAAAGTGTTACACACCTGAAGTTCTAATATTTTTATTTCTTTAAATGCATCATAGTTAAGTTCTTGTATTGCTCTTTTTGCATGAAATAAAATTTTATATCGTGGTTCATTATTTATTAAACTATGATTCCCATAGTACATTAACATGAAATTATTGACTATATCATATAAAGAAACATATTGATAAGAACCCCAATTAGCATTTTCAGGTTGGTTACCATTGTTTTCATAATATTGATATTGAGATATATAAGCCATAATCTTTTATTTTTCTTGTTCTTCTTCTCCTTTTTCTAATGCTTGTCCAAATTGAACTGCTGCAACTTCTCTGATTGACATACCTGCATATTGTAAAATCTTTACAACCAAAGTTGGCTCATCAGAAATGGATAACTCAAAATCTTGAAAGTCAGGTTGGGATTGGTCAAATGATGGCTCTCCTCCAACTAAATTTACATATGTCCATTTTGGGTCATTAGGGTATCTAATGTATTGACACTGTACCGCACCCATTGTATTTATACTTGCAGGAAACAAAGTTAAAAGTGGTTCTTGCTGAATATAAGCCGGAAACAAAGTTGAAGGTGCAGTTAACATTGAGTTGTTTAGCATCGTTATTTTACTTTGTGTTACTTTTTCTGCTTCATTAACTATACTTTCATCATATATAGCATAATTTTGAAACAGAGCAGGAAATATATCTGCTGCGTTTCCTGCAGCATCTATTAAAGTTATTTCATTAGCTGAAACCCCACCAACAAACGCAGTTTGATTTGTGGTGGTATTAGCTACTATATCGCCTACCTGAACTCCATCTGCAACAAAGGTTGCACCTGCATCTACCAAATCATTAGCTTGAACGAGTGTGTTTTGTCCTGAAGCTAATAATCTTGTATAAGCTAAAACTTTATTCAACAGATAATAATTATCATTAGTAGTAGTAGGACTTGGAGTAAAAAATTTATTATTAAACTGATGAACTAAAAATTTAGTTTCAGAAAAAATATTTATTACTTCTTCATACCCTTTACTAATATCGGCATACTCAGTTCCTGATTGTCTTACATTTTCTTTGTTAAGTTGATAATTATATTGATAAAAATAATCTTCAAAAATATCCAACTGTGCTTGTTTAGCGAACAAATTAAAGTCTGCAGGAGATATGTAACCGTAGTTATTCTTATTCAGTATAGACAATACTGTATTTCTAACGGAGTTTATCATCTGTAAAATTTCTTTTTACAAAGATAATTAAAAAAAAAAGAGCGAGTTTAATCGCTCTTCTTCTTTAACCAAAAACTTATATATATGATAATTCTTATTGCGAAATTAAAAAATTATTTTGCTTTTTCCAAAAACTTTAAAACTTCTACACCATCGTCAGTTTGAAACCATTCCGCGATGTATTCAATTGGGTCTACACCATAAGGTATAACTGCCATACGTTTTTTATTACCATCTAAGTTAAAATAAACTTCTTTACCTTTATTTCTAAAAGCCAATACTTTATCATCAAAAAACTTTTGAACGGTTGACATCAACTTAACTAATGGATTGCTTATAGCTGATAAAAATGCAGAAGGGTTTCTTCTTGCAAACACCAATATGTCTCGCTTCATTTCCGATGTTGACATTAAGTTAACATCTCGTGTCAATATCACTCTCCCTATTTGTTCAAGTTGTTCAACAGACATGTTAGACACTTCAATCAGCGCATCAACTTCTTTTTGAATCATATCAACTTGGGCTGAAGCGTCACTTTCTAAATTGACTTCAACAAATTTTTTACCATTTAAAGGATGGTAATGTAAAAACTGCTGAAGAACCGGATTATTTTTCGGCACACTTAACATGCCATTATCAAATATAATAGGTTCTAAAATTACTTGTCCTTTTTGTTCATCCTCAAAAGGTGACTGAGCATTTCTTGCATAACGTAATGCTCTGTTATACCCTTTTTCTTCATCAAAATATAATAGGGGAGTACTTTTACTGTTTCTTGAGGGGATTATACAGGATAAAGGAGTCCTGTTTCCTGTGAGTTTATAAACTCTATTTTTACTTTCTAATTTCATTTTAATTTAATTTAATTCTTAAAAAAAGCAAAGTGTGTCTTTGAAGACACACTAAGCTTTATATTAAATATTAGTCTTCAAACAATACAAAATTGTTCGCTCCTAAAACACATACACATCTTTCTGATAAGTAGTGTACTTCCATTGCATCCAAAGATGTAGTAGCAGCACCACCTGCAGAACCTGTAATCCACGTTTTATATTTTCTATCTTCAGTTTCTGAAGCTCTATATCTAACGTGTAAGAATGGTCTTTTAGCGTTTTTACCTAAAATTTGGTCATAAACACTTGTAGAACCTGCAGGGACTAAGAGTCCATTGATTTGACCTGAACCTGCACCTGTTGGGTTATCCCCACGCATTGTTGGGTCGTTCAAGTATTTCCAATCACTCTTATAAAAATCATATCCTCTGCGGAACCCTGTAAAACCTAAGTTTAAAGCCATTTCAACATCATTGTCAAATAAACCAAATGATGCTCCTTGACTTGTAACTCCGGCTACTGCAGGGTCATTAAGTCCATTCAATCCTGCTAAGAAATCATCAATAGCAAACCCAAATTGTCTGTCAAGGAAAATAACATTTTCTTCGATTGCACCTTGAGAGTCTAATCTACCAATAATTGTATCAAAATCAGCTAATGTTTCAGGCACTCCACCTGTCCATAGGTTACCTCTGTTTTGAACAGTATAAAATATACCTTCAGAACCTTTGTTACCAAATGTTGGGTTAAGACCTGCTCCTGCTCCTGCG